GTGCAGGAAAAACAGTAGGAATATTATCAATAATCGACTGTGCGATAGCACCGATTATACTCGTTCCTACTTCAAGTGCCTGTGGCAATGCTTCCGTAATATTTGCCACAACGTCCTGTATTCCTGCAGACATCTGCTCTATTCCTGCATCAAAGTCTCCTGTGAATATAGCAGTCAAGCCCTCCATTACTGTTGTAATAGACGGCATAAAATCACTCATAAGATTTCTTTTAAGTCCGTCAAGTGCGGTGGTCATATCTTGTAATGTGTCTTGATATTTGGCAGCGGCCTTAACTGCTTCATCATCCATCACACCGCCTAACTCATGCACGGCATCTATCATAGCCTGCGTATCTTCCGCAGACGTATTAAGCAATGCACCAAATTCAGTCGCACCTCTTCCGAGTAATTGAGTTGCAAGATAAGTACGCTCCGTACCCTCTTCCATATTTTGCAACCCAGAAATAACTTTTGCAAATAAATCTTCCTGTGATAAATTTGCAACCTCTTCCTGTGAAATTCCAAGTGCAGTAAACGCTTCATCGCCTGTCTCTGCCGCAGTCGCAAGTTTTTTCATTGCCGGTTGCAAACTATCGACCGATGCTCCGCAATGTTGCATTACTGCATCCCACTCTTGATAAGCTTCGGCTGATATTCCTATTTTCTGGGACATCTTGTCGATGTTGTCTCCGTATGCAGCCACATTTCCCGTTGCGTCTACAAGTGCCGTACCTGCTCCAACTGCAGCAGTACCAACTGCAACAATAGCAGCAGCACCTATTTTTGCTGCACTCGCAACTCCACTACCAAAAGAACTTGCCATTGACTGTGCATTGCCAAGACCTTTTTCATATTCACTTGTATCAACGCCAAGCGTTGCCATCAATTCAAAAACATTTACTGCCATTATTCTTTACCCAAATTTAAGTCCTGCATTTTTTATTACATCTGATGCAATCTGCTCTCCCGACCTATTATCAACTTTCTGCGGTTTCAATAGATCTTTATAATAATTTACTGTAAGACATTTATTTTGTGGTGCAAGTTGTAAACTCTTTGTAACGTAAACACGGTATGCTTCATCACGGTTTTCTTCTTCTATCCGTGCTAAAACATACCGTGTAAAAAATCTTAATGTACGCTTTCCTCTGTACTCTCCGTAGGCGAGCCAGAAGATACGCTTTCCTTTGTCACCTGCACCACATACTCGAAAAAATCTTTTACGTCTTTATCTTTTCCAATATCCGATAACACACTTATCAACCTTGTTACAATGTTAAGTCCAGTTAACGGCGTATCATCAATTCTTAAAAGTATTTCAGACGCTTCTTTCTGATGCTTTTTCAAAATCTCTTTTGCAGTAACTATCGGGGCTTTCTTACTCCGTAACACTGCCTGCATTTCCTTGTCTGTTAAAATTTTTGAAACAGGGTCTAACAAATCTGCCCATAATTCTATCGCTTCTTCGTCTTTGTAATCAGATAATTTTTTCATCGGTATTTCCCTCCTAAAATATTTATATCAAACGGAGCGACCTAATCAGAAGGGGAATCCGACTAAGCCGCCCCGCCGATATTTAATTTATGATGCTGCTACAATAACTGTGCAAGTGTCGGTATAGTCCACATTATCAACAGTAATTGTGGCCGTGATAATTGCATTTCCTTCTGCAACTCCCTCAACTACTCCTGCACTTGTTACTGTTGCAACACTTGTATCTGATGATGAGAATGTTACTGTCTCTTCTGCTGGAATAGTGCTTGCATTAAGAGTAATTGTATTTCCCTCTGTTACTGATACTGCGTGTTTATCAAGAAGAACATTTGGAGTTACCTCCTCGCCACCTTGCTTGATATAAATTTCGTAAGGTACAGTGTCCTGTGCATCCATTGAATAATGACCAGTAAAATCAAAAGCAAATTGACCTTTAGCCTTATCCGTTGACTGAATCTGGAAGCCGCCTGTATTAAGTGCATTCATAAGATGAATTGCAACATAACCAGCATTATCACCATTGTTTTCATCACTGTAATCACCTACCCACCAAACATCCTTAAAATCGGTCTGCTCAAGATCATTTCGAGGAACGATATGTGTTGCATCAAGTTCATCAACATCCGCTGCACCAGCAAGAAGATGTACTGTTGCGGCATCAAGTGTAACGAATGTACCTGACATCTTTGCTTCATGCGATGTGAGCTTCTTTAACTCTTTCGTATTCTTCGGGCAGTTATCAATATCCTCTCCGAAGTCTGCAAACTCTGGTGTGTCTGTAAAGTTAACACCACCTGTTGTTGCTCCGATAAGTCTTCCAATAGTTCCAGTTGCAGGAACGAAACTATCAACAAGTATTCCTGCATTTAACTGAATATTTTGAAATGCAGTCTGTGGAATCTGTGTATATTTCATTTCTTTAACCTCCTAATCTAAAAATTCAATTGAAATATTTAATATTATTCTCTTTACCATTTCATCATTCGGGTCTCCCATTCGTGTAGCCCATGGTGTACTTTTTTGTATCCACATTGCGCCACCATCATAGGCTATCATACACCCTCCCCTTGTGATAAAATCGGCTATCTCTTGTTCTTTTTCTGTTATACTTTCCCAACTACTACTACGATACCACAACGATGCTGATTGTGCAAGAGCATTGCCGAAGTCATCATAGGTCACCTCATAGGTAATGTAAGGGATATTCACATCATCGGGAACAGAATTTTCATCGTATGCTTTTAAACCAAAATCGCTCCAAAACTTATGGAGTGCTTGTATTTTATTCATCTGGTAATCTCCATTCTTCAACAGAATACTGACGCATATTAAGACTTGCACTCTGTGGCGTTTTCTTGTCATCAGTATTTGAAGTTGTTCGGAAAATCAGACCATCTGACTCACGCCTTAAAACTGTATGATAATCAAGTTCGGTATTCTTTTTTACCGTCAAAGTATAAACAGATGTCACTCCCATTTGCTGGGCTATCTTCATCTGTGTACTTGTATCGAGTGGCATTGCCCCTTTAATCGTTGCTCCGTCACTATATACAGTTTTCGTTCCACCGTAACCGTCATCAATAACAGATTTATTTAAAATTGTAAAATCTTCAAACGCTTCATCAAGCAAGCTCATACTCGGATCCTCCTATATAATTTAAGCCTGCTCGCATACTGGCTTTGCCATGTGGGCACAGAGGAGCCTCCAGAAGCTCCCGAACCAGCCGCCTTAGAATAACTATAGCCGCCAAAACTTTCGCTCTGAAATGGACTCATATTGATGCTGGACGCCATTCCATTTTTCTCTTGCCATGACTTTATTTCTTCTACAAGTGCAAGGAAATGATTCGGTGGAGACATAACCCAAATTGCTCCGTGAAAACTCTCGTCATTAAGAGTATCATTTTCATCTGATAACTTGTGTACGCCGTCATTTAAACGGCTTCCAACTATACGAATATAATCTGTCGGAAAATCAATAGACGGTATAATAATACCATCCTTAATTGTCCAGTCGCCTATGTGTTTATCATTTTCATAGACAAAATAATTTTTTATCTCTGCACAAATCTCTGATAACATTATCACACCGTCCTATAATTTAATTTTTCGATTTTCTGCCACGCTTTGTTTTCGGTATATCCTCTTCAACCCTTAAAGGAGTTACCTCCTGCTCAACAGTTTTCTGCTGAACAAGAGGCTCGATATGGGTTTCAACCTTAGTAATCATAGGTGTTTTCTGCCTATTTGCAGATGTGAGCAGACTTTTTATTCTGCTCTCATCCACAACCTTACCGTCTCTTGGATATGTGTCTCCAACATTATATGCGTAGCCGTTATCCTGTGCGTCTGTAAAGAATTTGACTACCTTATACATACCTTATGCTCCTGTGATTATACTGATGTGTCCTTTGCAGTTGCGATAAACAGACTGTTAGGATTATACAGTACGGGAATGAACAGAGCAGATGCCTTTGTCCAAAGAACTGTCGGGTCTTTCTCTGCCCACTGCATGATGTACACATAAGGTGATACGCCAGAGCCAGAAACCTTTTCAAGTGCAGCAACATCTGCTTCGGGTGAATCTCCCCAAAGACCTGTACCAAGTTTACCACCAGGATTTGATGCAAAAAATGTAATACCATTCTCGGGGAAATATCTCTTTGTTGTAACCTGCGGTCTTCCTGCTGCATTAAGAACTGCAGATGCTCCATATGTGAGGTCATTCGTTACAATCTGGTTGATACCATACTCGTCTGAAAGGAATGTTGCAAGCGCACTGTTTGAAATAAGTGAGCCTACACCAATGTTACCATTGATTGCTTTCTGGAGTGCTGTATTCTTACGCATCTTTGAGAGAACTTTCTTTGAGGTCATCATACCAGTGATGATAACTCCCTTCGATGTAGCGATATCAATGATAGACTGAATATCTTCCATCGGGTCTGCACTTGCAGCAGTTACATCAACCTCAAGACTCTTCTGGTCTGCAGGTACGCCGTAGTCAACTGTAAGGTCAAGGTTATTCTCCTTAATTGTTACCTGTCCTGTAGCCATAAGCTCATTCTTTGCAACCTTTGTACGAGTGATAACCTGGTCTGCAAGTCTGATACCATCATTCAGTACATAATCGTAGAGTTTCTGGTCTCCCTGTACACCATTTCTCATAAGAGTACGAAGTCTCTCTGACTGGTCAATCTTAACCTTGATAAGACCTTTTTCGATGTAGTGGTTATCAACAGGAACACGGAATGTTTTCTGTGCTTCTGTATCAAAACCGTGGAACTGAGCCATCATCGGAATACCATACTCTGATGCAATGCTCTCCCACTCTGCAGAAATGTTATCTGTCTTCTGATCTCCGAAAAGACCATCAATAGGATCTGACTGTCTTGTGGGTACCTGTGCACCAACATCAAGCCAATCCTGCTTTCTTACCATACCAAAAACTTTATCTTCCCATGAAATATTAGGCATTGTCTTTTACCTCCTTATGAATTAACCCAATCGGGTCTTGTAACTGTAGGCTCTGAAACGAATTTAAACCCAAGAGCAATGAGAGCAGTCTTTGCTGCGGAAGCAATTCTTACATCTGACTTTGCATAATAAGTCTTTCCTTCTGCAACAGTAGTATCGGTAGTCTTGGTATAAACGTATGAACCAGCTGAGCCAGATCTTTCATACCAACCCTCCTGTGCAGGATTGCTCCTGTTT